CAGGAAGAAGCTGCTCCAGTAAGACAAAACCAAAGGAGAATTAAACTTGGCAACAGCACAGTCACCCTTAAGCCAACTGAATGAAGCCACAGCCGACACAGCTCAATTAGCCAGAGACGTACCAGAAGCTCAACTTTCGGATCAGATTGTTGAACGGGGAGATGCAAACTATGTCGAGGCATTAAGAACTTTTGAACCCCCCGTTCCGAGGGGCGGAGCTATGTCAATGGGCAGAGGAATTAATCCCCGCTCTGACATGTTGAAACCAAAACCTGAACCTATACAGTACTTAGAAATACCACTCGAGAAGTTTAGAGTGGTTAATCACAACGGTGATAGCTACCTAATTGAAGCACACACGATGACGCTTCAATTCTTCAGCATGGACAGCAGCCGCCCAAAAGTTACTACTGCTTCTATAAGAAAGTTTTGATTGCCACTGATGGTCGCCGCGACGATCATATAGTTGCTATGATCGAAGATTCAATAGTAGAAGCTGTTGTCCAAGCAAAAACTCAATTCAAAAGCTCCAAGAAATCTAGCTCAAGGCGTATAAAGGACGACAAATCTTAACCCTTGACAAAGAGTACATCTCTTGATATGATAATAATAGGTTAAATTGCATCTTAATCCTCAGGAGGTCTTGTGAGTCGTTGGCTGCTAAGGATTATCCGATGGAAAGACTACCGCAAGATCTCTGCCCAGCAATGGTTAGAGATCATGCGGCGTCTTGAAATCGGAACTAAGTAAGTTTTATTGACACTAACAACAGGAGAAACCATTGGGCTGGCTCGAAAGGTGCTTATGGTTCCAGACCCTGGTTACTTGGTGGCGTACTCGTCATCTAGGTGACCGTGAGTTTCGACAACACCTCCTTAAAGAGGTGATCGAAATGCGCAATCAACTGCATGAAGAATACAAAAACGAACCCGCAGATAAACAACTCATAGAAACCTTCAACGAACTGGACAACTGGATTAAAGAGGCATCTGCTCAGTGTTAATCGCATTCTCCCTTGTGGGTGCGGCTATACTGGCCATCTGTATAATATATGCAGATGCCCACAAGGGAGACCGTAATGACTGAGGAAGATAAAAAACTTACTGACGCACTGAGTATCCTTAATCACGTTTGGTTAACCCATCAACAAGAAATGATGGATGATAAAGTTACCTTTAGGTACGAACCTGGAAAAGGTCATATCGAATTCTATCAATATGGGCCTTTCCATATAGCCATCTGTGTTTATGAGTGTAGGGTCTATACAGTAGATGAGAGAGATGATAGATTAAATTCTTATAATGTAGTGGGAAAGAGATCAGAGTTGTTAGTACTTGAAATGCCAACTACCGCGTCAAGGGTGGCATTGTGTGTAAAAGAAATGCGTAACATGATAAAAAGAAAGCGGATAGGTCCGGTTACTCGTCGTATTAAGTTCCTTGACAACTCTGACAAATAGTGTTAGTGTAAAAATGTAGATACCCCTGAAGGTCCTAGCTAACATCTGTTAGCATTCTGAAGGCACCGAATCCTGGTGTGACATGTCCAAAAAGTTGTTGATAGCAGGTCAGCAGAAGACAGTTGGTGCTTACTACGTGGGTCAGCGAACCGACGGAGCACCCAATCATTATGAGACCGTAGCTGAAGCTCAACGGCTTCGTCGAACAGGAAAAGCCACGTCCATCAATCGTGGTAAAGCTATCCTGATAAAGGGACCACGTCGTTCTGCTGATCCCATCAGGAACTCGGTGAAAAAGGGCTGGAAGGTAATTGGGCAAACTCCTAAAGGAGCTACTCGCCCAGGATTCCCACGGTGGAGTGCGGTTTAATGGCAAAGATAGAAGATGGCAGAGTTAGTGCTATTAACAAGTTGCCAGCCCATAAAAGAGCCTTCGTTAAAGCAAGGTCCGAAGGAAAAAACATCCGTCAGTCGGCAAAAGCTGCCAATATCAGTAATTCTGCAGCTTACGACTATGACAAGGCTCCCGATATTCAAGCTGCCTATCGTCAGTTGATGAGGGCAGCTATCTCGCCCAAGAAGCTGGTAGGACTAATTAAAGGTGGATGCGAGGCGAAGATGCCAGTCTACTCTCCAGACGGTAAGAAAGTTACTGAGAGGGCTGATTGGAAGACAAGAAAGCCATATATTGACATGGCCGCAAAGCATGCCGGCTACTACGAAGAAAAGAATCCGAACGGCGGAACCCAGATTGTGATTGCAGTTAATCACATCGGACTCAAGAATGCCACCACTGAACATATCGTTGAAGCTTCAACCGAAGCAATCTGAGCTTTTAAGCCTCTGCGAGGACTCGGAAGCCAATATTATTGGCTACGGGGGTTCCAGAGGTGGAGGCAAGAGTGGTGCCCTTCGCCGGATCATGCTTCTTCGTAGATTGTCAAATCCTGGTACAGCTGGTTTGATCTTCCGTCGAGTCTACGACGACCTCAAGAGAAATCACATCGATAAGTTCTTTGAGGAGTTTCCAGAACTTTTCAAGTTCTATAGATCCACAGATCACGAAATTATCCTTCCCGCCCAAGGCAACAACCCTCCTTCCCGCATAGTTTTCGGCTACGCCGAGACGGTCCAAGAAGTAAAACGCAAATTCCATGGTGTTGAGTACATGGATATGTTTGTGGATCAGGCTGAGCAGCTCTCCGAAGAAGAGATTAGGATCATGAGAACTGCTTGCCGCTGGCCCAATGTTGGTCGGCACAAGTGCAAGTTCGTCATGTTCTTTAATCCGGGAGGCATCAGCATTGCCTATCTCAAGCGAATTTTCCATGATTGTAAATATACGGAGAAAGAACGGCCAAGCGACTACCGTTTTATACAGGCCTACGGTTGGGATAACGTCGAATGGGTTCGCTCGGCCCTCATCGAGCGTGGACTCTCGGAAGATGATTTTTACTCTTGGGATAATGACAAGCGTTTTGATTATTTTATCAACGAGTCTCAGTATGGCCAGGAACTAAACTCCCTCCCCCAAGCCCTCAGAATCGGCTATCTGATGGGCTCCTTCGATACGTTTGCTGGTCAATACTTCGACATTTGGGATCCGGATGAACAAACCATCTCAGTCGTTGACCTTCAAATCAAGCCTTGGATGGCCAAATGGATTTCAATCGACTGGGGCTATGCCCACGATTCGGCGATTTACTGGTGGGCTCAGGACGGTGACATCACAAAGACCTATCGTGAGCTCGTAATCTCCGGTATTGGTCCTAGAGCTCTAGCTCAGATGATCATCGACGCCAGTACACTGTTTGAAGGAGAAGAAATCAAGGGCATCGACGCGATCTATATCAGCCCTGACTCTCTTCAGAAGCGTACCAATGAGGATAGAATCCTCGATCAGATGGCTTCCGTCTTTACCTCTGTGGGTTTGCCTCGCCCACGCATCGCCGAAGATGAAAGAGTCTCCGGTTTCATGCTCATGCATGAGATGCTGAACTACGGAACTTGGAAAATCGGTCGAAATTGCCAAAAACTGATCGAAAACATCCCTCTTTTCACTCGAGATGAGAAAAATCCAGAAGATTGTGTTAAATTCAACGGTGACGACCCCGGTGACTCAGCCCGCTATGGTCTTCGGTCGCGTTTTAGCAGTCGACAAGCTCCGAAAGAAGTGCAATTGGAAGCTTTCTTGAGCGATGTTAGAAAGAAATCGTCTCATAGCGAAGATTTAGGTCGTCTTCACACCTCCATGCACATGAATCACCTCAAATTTGAGCAAAATTGGAAGAAGACTCATCAACCAGTCCGTAGAATCAAGAGGAATTGGAGATGATTTTTGGTTATAAAGGCTTCCTCGAGCGGGAAAATGAGAGATTGAGAGAGCGTATTGACACACTGGAAGCTAGGAACCAAGAACTTCTCCAGTATCTCTACGAAAAGATCCCCGTCTCTCAGAAGAAAACTGAAACTCCAGTTCAGCATCAGATGAAGAAAGGTGAAACCCAAGCCTCTTGCTCCTGTGGGTGGAACACTTTCTCTGATGATCCTGTAAAACTTCAACAAGAGATCAGCTCTCACTTCCGCAAATACGCCGCACCTGCCGGAAGAAAAAGCTGGGCTCAAACTAAAAACATCCTCGAATCGGCAGGAGATACACAATGATCAAGGAATTCGATCAAGTAATCTACACGGAAGGTGGTAAGAAATACAACGCCACCGTCCTTGGTGTCCGAGCTCTGGACCATCACACAGGTGCTAACGGAGAGCCTCATCTCCATCTCGGCTTTTTCGCTCAAGTGGAGGGGAGAACCGTAATTGGAACACAGGATCAGGACAAACTTGCCCAGTTCCGTCTCGACGTGGTTCACGAGTCGCATGAATTCGATGAGGCTGCTCAGAAGGCTGGACACAAGGGAAGCTATCCTGGTGGCCGCTGGAAGGAACGGCCTGTTGGCAAAACGAAGGCACCGAAACCAGAAGAGACCGAGTAAGGAGAATTGATGCCCACTTACAAAGGCGATAAAGGCGAAAGCCACTTCAGTATGAATCCCCAGGTCGGAAAGGCCAAGTTCGGCTCGGGGACTGGGTCTCCAAAGAAGGAAGGCAGTAAACCGGAGGCTAAAACTGAGAAGCCTGCTGAGAACAATTCAGCTCATGGGTCATCAGTTACACTCCACGATCACGGAGACGGGACCTTTCACTCAGACCACGGGGATGGAAATGCAGTTGAACATCCCAGTCTCGGTCATGCTCTGATGCACTTGGCCAATCATCATGCACCGTCCGGTAAACATATCCACGTTCACTCAGAAGGTGGACTTCACACAGCTCATACAGTTGATGATACTGGGAATCCTGATGGACCTCATGATCATCAGAACATTGAAGAACTGAAAAACCACATGGACCAATTTCTCGACGAGGAAGCTCACGAAGGGGGAGAGGGACAAGGCGGCGAGTATGAGGCCGAGAGTGGTGACCAAGGTGGCGACTCTACAGGTCTCAGCCACTTAATGGCATAGGAGATGAAAATGCGTAAATTTCTTATCAGTCTGCTGGTGGCAACCGCCACTCTGTGCCTGCCTGTGGCATCACTCGGGCAGGGGCCCAAAACTCCCCTCGGTGGGACCTATGACTCCGGAATCTTCTACAGTCCGAACTATAACTATGGGAACGTTTCAACAGTTCCGCCCATGGTTGTTTCGATCGGTACTTCGGCTTCTGGAGCCGGCTCCGTTACTCTGACCTATGGGTACTTCACCACTCCCGACGGTCGTGTGGTAGCTCCTTTCCAGA